CAGGTAGAGAGAACCAAAGTTCTAACTCTGTAGCTATCGGGGTGAACGCAGCAACGACAAGCCAAGGCGGTAACTCCGTGGCCGTTGGGCGCTCCGCTGGAAATGCCTCTCAAGGGGGTAATGCAGTCGCTGTAGGCTACAACGCAGGACAGTCTAACCAAAGCGATAACTCTGTAGCTGTAGGCAACGGAGCAGCCAATAGTGGTCAAGGCGCTAACTCTATTGCTATCGGTACTCTAGCAGGCCTGACTAACCAAGGCGATAACGGCATCATCATTAACTCGTCTGGCAACGCGGCCAACGCCGTTAGTGCAAACCACATACTGCTGAAGTCAAGCGCCACTGGCTACTTGTACTACAACGGCTCTACCTCTTGGACGTTCGAAGGCGGTGACGTAACGGTTCCTAATGACGGCATTGTGGTTGGCACTAGTTCCGCAATGGCTCAAGGTGGCGGTGGCCCGTTAAGTGTCTATTCAGCCGGAGGATCTCAGATAATCTTAGCCAAATCCACTGGCGCTCCATCCATTAGTTTTGGTTCTACGCTCACCCAGTATGCGTTGATGGAGGGGCAATCTGGCGGTGGATTTAAGTGGTACACAGGCAATGGGACGCTGGTCACAAGAATGACCCTTGACAACTCAGGCAACCTGACTATTACAGGCACCTACAGTCCCTCGGACGAGCGCCTCAAGGACAACATCGTAGACGCTCCTGCTGGCAACCTCAACGATCTGAGGGTTCGCTCATTCGACTGGAAAGCTGGCGGTGAACATCAGGAGTACGGCTTCATAGCTCAAGAGCTTGAGACTGTAGCTCCCTATGCTGTAAAGCGTGGTGAGGCTGATGACGACATGTGGGGAGTTGACTACAGCAAGCTAGTCCCAATGATGATCAAAGAAATCCAAGACTTAAAGGCCGAAGTAGCGGCACTCAAAGGAGCATAAAGAATGACAACGATTACATGGAGCATTGTAGCCATTGACTACGACATCAAGGGAGTCGTTAAGGTTCCTACTCGTACACATTGGGTTTGTTCTGGTGAGGACGCTGAAGGCAACACTGGTCGCTACATAGGCACTCGTGAAGTCACGCAGGGTGATACCAAGACCTTCACTGGTTGGGACAACATCACTGAAGAAGTAGCTCTAGAGTGGCTTTTGACGGACATGAGTATAGTAACTATGGATGTAGACGAGGAAGGCAATGTCCCTCAGTCTGAGAAGGACACCATAGAAGCTGCTGTGAACGCTCAGGTTGCTGAGAAGGCTAAACCCACTAAGGGTACTGGGTTGCCTTGGGCTGCTCCTGAAGCAGCGACTATGGAGGTCTAATGAAGACCTTAGTAGCCCTAGCACTCGTGTTACTCTGTGGATGCTCAGGCACACTACGAGAGAAATCTACGGTGTGCTTGGGCTTCTGTGCTCACACTGAAGTTGAAACTGAAACTCACACAAAGGAAATCAAGAAATGAATGCATTTGTTCTACTACTCACCTTAGTCACCTTCTCTACTATGGCTGCTGAGATTTACTTAGATGACGGTAGGGTCGTAGCGTTACCTGTAGGCTCCAAGGTGTACATAGATGATGGGACTGTATGGACGTTCACACGGTTCAACGAGGGTGGCTTCGACATTAGACCCTTGACACCTTTGGTGGAGATTACTGAGGTGTGTCCACAGTCGGGGTTGACCTTTGGTGGCAGCAGCGGCTCCTGTGTAGTAGAAGAGGTAGTGACAGAGGAGACAGAAGAAGCCTGTGATGGGTTCACCTTTGGTGGTAGCTCTGACGGATGTTGAGGGGTAAATAATGACTGCTTATGTAGATGATAAAAGAAAACCCATAGGACAAGAAATTAATGTCGGACTTGACGGTGGTGCTCAACAAACCTCATACCAAGGAGGCTCACAGCAGGCTAATCAGTACGTAAGAGAAGCAATGCGTATAAAGAGGCAGACGTGTACTGCTACTGGTGGGTTTAACAAAGGACAAGGAGATAATCACGAGTGCCTATATGGCGAAGATGCAGTAGCGCACATTGAAGGCATTGGAGAAAACGCACCTGCTTATGACCGTGCTCAACAGTGGTTAGCTGAGTACAATGAAGAGCCTGATCTAGATGATCCTTATTCTGTAGATGGAGAAGACCCCTTCGATGACACAGGTGCCTATGCTATTGACACAGACGGTGATGGTTTTGTAGACACTGTTGTACGTGATAACTACATAGAAGTGGCTGGCGAGAACGGAATAGAAACTCAAATTGAAACCGTAAGGGTCAACGGTAACGAGGAGCTTGATGCTGAAGTACAGGCTGCTCAAGACCTTAAGGATTCCATATACAACCAAGAAGGCTGGGATGACCTAGAACCTTGGGAGCAAGACCAACAGTTGATTAACGCAGGAGGCACTGCAATCAACGGTACTGATGGTAACCCTCCTGAGGAGACTGAGGAGACTGAAGAAACATTGGTTGAAGGTGTTACCTCTACTGTACAAGAAGGGATTGATAAGATTAAAGAAGAGTTCCCAACTTGGGAAGAACTCTGGGGTAACATTAAAGATGCCCTACCTAGCGACCCTGAGGAGTGGGGAGATGCCATTAGAGGTGTGCTTACTTCTGTAGGTGTTGATTTACCCAGTGGAGACATTTGGGAAATACTCAATGGAGGATACGGTGTTATTGCTACTGGTGGTGGGTCTATATTTAACCCAGCTAACCAAAACGTATTCATCCCCGGTATTCCCGTAGGTTTACCCCCGTCATCTACAGTCATAGGCACTGTGGAGGATTTAATCAACGACCCTGTAGGAACATTGGTTAACAAGGTTAAAGATGTCTTTGGAGACATTGTTTCTGATCCCGGAGCCTTCGTACAAGGGATACTAGAGGGAACCTTAGATGTCCCCTCAAGTGTCTGGGATGTCCTTGTAGGCGGTGTTGCAGCAGGTCAAGATGTGTACGACTGGGTTAAGGAAACCATAGGTAGTTCTGAAGAAGAAACTATTGTAGGTGGCGAAGAAGAAGAAGTCGAGGAGCAAACTGAGGAGCAAGTCGAGGAGCAAGTCGAGGAGCAAGTCGAGGAGCAAGAAGAGCCAGCAGAAAACGCTAGAGTAAATCAAGTCCTTGACTTCTTTAGCAGCGCCTTCAACTCCGTCCCTGATCCTGAGGAGCAAGTCGAGGAGCCTGAAGATGGGCTTACCTTTGGAGGAGAAAGTGTAGTTTATGAGCAGGGTGAGATAAACCCTAGAGAGCAACAAGTCATTAGCCTATTCGGTAGTATGTTTAACTCTGTACCTGATCCTGAGGAAGAAGAAGAAGAGGAAGTAATAACAGGAGGAGAAGTAACTGAGGAAGAAGAGGTAGTAACTGAGGAAGAAGAGTGTGATCCATTTACATTCGGTGGTGGCTCAGGGTGTAATGCATACGACCCCGTAGTACAAGATCCTGTAGTAGAAGACCCTATAGTAGACACTCCTCCTCCCCCTCCTCCAGAAGAGCCTCCGATAACCGGGGGTGGTGGAGCTAGTGGAGGTGCTGGAGGCAGTAATAACGGTGAGTTTGAAGGCTTCTTAAGTGGCATTGATTATAATCCCTTGCAGATCCAAGCTTTAATCGAATCTAAGCAGCGTAAGTCACTTGTTTCATCTCTGTTTTCGGAGTACTTTGCATGACATATTTACAATTAGTAAACAACGTCCTGAGAAGGATGCGAGAAGAGGAGGTTCCTAGTGTTGACTCCTCTACCTACAGTAAGATGATAGGTGACTTCGTTAACGATGCTAAGAAACTTATAGAGACTTCTTGGGACTGGTCAGCCTTACGGACTACAGTAGTGTTCACAACCTCTGAGGATGTCTTAACTTACCCTCTACTTGACACCAAGGACACTGTGAAGGCCCTGAATGTCATCAACGACACCTCTGATTTCTTCATGGACTATCGTACTACTGACTGGTTTGATAATCAGTATTACAACCAAGAGCCTGTTAAGGGGTCACCTCAGTTGTACACCTATAGGGGCCTTGATTCTAATGGCGATACTCAGATAGATGTATACCCTAAGCCTGACGGTGCTTATGTTGTTAGGTTCAACTGTGTCTTACGTAACGATGAGCTAGTGGCTGACACAGATAAGCTAATGATTCCTAACATGCCTGTGATTCACCTCGCGGTAGCCTTAGCAGCCCGTGAGCGAGGCGAGACAGGAGGAACATCAACAGCCGAGTACTTTGCTATTGCTAATCAGTATCTTTCTGACGCTATCGCTCTGGACGCACAGAAGCACCCTTATGCAACAGACTGGTATACCCCTTAGGAGCTAGTGTATGGCCCAGCCCTTACAAAGTATTAACCTAGTTGCTCCTGCGTTCAAGGGGATCAACACTGAGGACTCCCCGTTAGCGCAGGATCCTTCGTTTGCTGATGTTGCAGATAACGCTGTCATAGACAAACGAGGACGCATTGCAGCACGTAAGGGACTCGACACTCTTACAGATGATAAGACAGAGTTAGGTATTGATTACGTACATACTATACACGAGTTCTTCGATGAATCAGGTAATAATGTTCTGTTCAGCATGGGTAACGATAAGATACTCTCAGGAGTCCATGACTTTGTTGACGAAACACCAGTAGGTTACGTAATAGCTGAGAACGACTGGCGCACCGTAAACTTCAACAACGCTGCTTACTTCTTCCAGAGAGGACAAGAGCCACTCATCTATACCGACACAGGTGGCCTTCAGACCTTTGGTGACTACGAAGGACACACAACGCTTACAACTTTGTATTGTAATGAAGTTGCTGCGGCATACGGTAGACTCTGGGTAGTCGATAGTAACGAAGGTGCACAGATTATCTATTGGTCTGACTTACTCAACGGTACTGATTTCTCTAGTGGCTCCTCAGGCTCCATAGATATTTCTGAGGCTTGGCCTGATGGTGC